TCTTACGTACTTCTCCAACTTCTTGTGCCTGTCGTCCGATTAATTTCTCGGCTTCTTGGTGCATCCTAATAATCTCGTCTAGAGATTTACCACGATACTTTTCAGGTACTTCTATTTCTGGTTGAGCAGCCTCTTCAGGTTGTGCTGCCATTTGTTCAGCAGCGTCTGGGGTTGTACTCTGTTGTGTTGGATCAGTGTAATTCTCAGTTGATTCTTCTTCTTGCAGTTCGATAAAATTTGCAGCCATGTATATTCTCCTGTCGCAATGCGATTTTAGGACATTTAAAAAATAGCTCGGTGGTCAAGAGTCCATTTACGAGCCGTGATTGGCTTTTTGTTTCTTCTCCAATGCGATCTTCTCAGATCTCATCTTCATCCATTTGCTAGTAGCACTTGGATAATTACCAGTAAACGGCTCTAACGAGATCGTTGCTGGGGAGATGATGCGAGTAGCCTTCTCGCCACACTCACTACACTGAACTTCTTTTGTGTCGATGTCGACGAAGGACTCAGTGATATGTGAATTCTTACATTCAAAGTCAAATATCCGTCTCGGCATTATCTTCCTCTTTCTGAAGCTGCTCATAGACTTCTGTGCTTGACTCTTTTAAATTCTTGAGCCAGGTCATAATAGAGATTTCTCCCTTTCTGAACCATAACTGCTGCTCTGTATCAACACCAGATATAGTATCTGTGCTGTCTAACATTAATTCGATGTCTTCCATTAAATCTTTCCACCCTTTGGTAGCCATCATGGAAAACCGTTCTTCGTAATAATCTTGTAATTCTCTATTCATACTCTTTTTCCTTGACAAGGAGAGTTTATTGTGGTACTATATGTATATATTATACCATAATTATTGTAAATTGTCAATACCCCTAGGCACTTTTGCTAGGTTTTGTAGCTCAGCAATCCGTTCATTGGACTTAATATCCTCGACTTTAATGAGGCGATCAGCAATTTTCATGCGTTTATCGAACTCATCAGCCATAGGATCAGCCGTATTCTTAGATGCTGCAGCGATTACCTTAGCCTGGGCTTCTACGGGTACTGCCTGAGCCTGAGCACCAGCTTTTTGAGCCTCAGCAAGAGCTTTAGCAGCCTCTGCTTGGGTCTTTTGTAGCTGAGCCTGAGCAGTTGCTAGAGCTAACTGCTGCATTTGCTGCTGCATTGGGTCAGGTTGACTCAATTGTTGTAGGCTTGCTACGATTTCTTCACGGTTTGCAATGCTTGAACCTTGAATTACACCCTGTAAAAGCAGAGGAACGATAGGAGATTGAGCTCCTAAGGTGGACATTAAACCCATCATCTGCTGTTGTTCGTACTCACGAGCTACCATTCCGAGGGTAGAAACAGGCATAAACACAAAGTCCTGCACTGGATAGCGATCTGGGTCGAATTGCATAAAGCGATAAGCAGCTTTAGTGATGAATGGGATTAAGAAGTCCTCTTGGAAGTTAATCAGAGTACGCTTGTTCTTCTTCATCAAGCCTGAAAGAGCCATCGAAAGACCAGCACCAGAAGCTTCCCCAGCAGCTACCTTGTCAGGCATCGCTGTGCTATCAATTGTTCCTGTAGCTTGTAGGAGCATTCCTTGGAACATATTAGCAGTATTCATGTTCAGCGGATCTGTGTTGCCAAACTTGAACGGCATCATGATCTCGTTGGGGTTTCCATTAACTAATAAGTTCTTACCAGGCTTAACATCGTACTTCGCACCACGTGGTAGACGAGTAGCGTCCATCGCCATCATCGGAGCAGTGGTCAAAGCAAGGGAATCTAAGTGGCTGCGGATCTGAGCATCAATTGCTTTTTGCATATTGTAGCCCTTCTCAGCAGTACCACGACCCCAGAAACGACCAGGCATCGAGTCAGCTTGGAAAGCAACAATAGGACGATCCTTCATCATGTAAGGATTCTCTTCAGCTTTTAAAAGCCACTGATCATCAGCAATAATAACAATTGCTTCTACTAGGTCTTGATAGTCCTCAGCCATTGAGCCTTCAGGGAAAAGCTCTACTACTTCTTCTCCATCTTGTTTTTGTAGCTCTTGTAGATATGATTTAGGAACAAGACCATAGTAACGAATAACTCGTACCTTGTCGTCTTGTTTAGGAGACATCTCTTGGACAGGCTCTAAGTCCATGTCATTGTAACTAGGAGTAATTCCTACTTTACGATATGTACCATCGACCATGCCTTGAACGATCTTGTGGTATGGCATATACTCCTCAATGGCTACACCAAGAGAAGACTCTACATCACGAGCGTTAGGATCAATTAAGAAGTTACGAGGATTGATAGGATGTAGCTGAACCATAAACTTCTTCTGTTCTTTTACACCAATCGCTGCCATTGTGCTACCAGGAATAGGCTGTGTAGCAGGAGACATAACGGTTGTCTCTTCTACGGTAATCTCTCCGATACCTGTACCGTACAATTCTCCTAAGAGAATGATATCATCTAAAGATTTTTTAACCTTTGAGAACTTAAAGTCCTCGTGCATTTGCTGGCGAACCAGAGCGATGTCTTCTTTGTTTACATCAGTGCGATCATCAACAATGTCAAAGAACTCACCACGACCAAAAACAGCTTCAGAAATCTCAGCTTGTTTGCTCTCAATCGCTTGTTGGAGAGCAGGAGTAACAATACGAGATCTCTCGGACTCACGTGTCTTGTCAGCCCCGTCCCAGATTCCTCGCCATAATCTTTCATACTCTTCCCATTTGTCTAGATAGTTTACATCTCGGTGGTCTCTCCAACGAGTCGTATGGTCTACAACAAACGCTACGAGCTCACGATCATATTCTGTTACTGGATCTTCTTTAAACTCTGCCATTACAGTTCCTCGGTGGTGTCGTCAATGGATGATTTGAACAAGTCTTCGTATTCTACTTCTACCATTGGTACTCGTGGAATAAAGATCTTGTCGTCTTTGAGTCCTTGTTCTTTAGCAGCGGTGATGATTTTCATCTTGCACTCTGCACTTAGATAGTTCATTTCTTCTTTGATTACTTCCCAGACTGCTGTGTTTTTGCTAAGTTCCTCGAAGTTCAGAGAAACATATTCATCACCGTTTTCTTTTTCGTAGTCCATGCTTTTCCTTAATAACCAGAAATGAAATCTGTAGGTTCATACTCATCTTCCATGTCGTCTGTAAAGTATGACGTTACAGCTAACTGGTCGATGTACGCTAATGCATCCACTAAGTCGTCATGCACCTGTGGGGTTGGGAACATCAGAAGCTGGTCGGTAAAATCTCTCCAATCCTCTTCTTCGTTCAGTATTACTTTACCATGCTCGAATCTTCCTTGTAATGCCCAGAGGATTCGTTCAGTCTTTTGCTTACCACCATGCGTTAAATCTTGTATATGAGCGTAGGTGTGGTTTGCTCGCATTAAATCGCTAAGATAGGGCAATACAGCATTACGCACCGTGCCTCGTTCAATCCCCACACCCACAGGTTCAAACTGACGAATGTTCTTGAGTATCCGTGCTGCAGCCTCTTTAACATCCCAGCGACCATGTTCAATCTTTTTAACGAACCAATCTCCATCATCTGTGACCTTTACTACAGCTATCGCTGATTCGTCTAGTTTCTTGGCTCTTGCTGAGGAGTAGTTTGTATTGGTAAAACCTGCTAAGTCAATTGCTATGTGATAGACTCCGTCGCTAGGTTCTTCTCCGTACTGAATCCACTCTTCTTTAAATAAGTCTGTTCCTGCGTTATCAAAGCTTGCTTCGTATTCCTGCTTAAATGCAAACGATGATAAGGTCTTCTTAGCTCCCTCGATCTCTTTAGGATCAATAAGAGGGTTATCCTTGGTGGTGAAGTGCCAGCTCTTCCACTCCTCATCTTCCTCAGATGTACCAAGGTTATACATATCGTAGAACCAATTACGTCCCTTAGGAGTACCGATGAACAGTGCTTTCCCTTTTTTATCAGACAGAGCAGCACGTAGCACCTTCTCCCAAGTCTCTGGTTTGATGTCAGCTACTTCGTCGAGGACAAGAAATGTTAAACTGACTCCACGCAAAGTATCTGGTCTATCAGCTCCTCGGACATAAATCTTTGCTCCGTTTATCAGCGTGATATCCATGTTGTTCACATGGGAGCTCTGGATTACATCCCTTCCCAGATCCATCAGCAAGTCCCAGATAATCTGTCTGGCTTGTCCTTGCGTAGGAGCTACATACATCACAGCACTGCCTTGAGGACACCTCAGCCCCTCCACCAAGAGGGCTACTGCTGAGAGTCTACTCTTACCACATCGACGACCTGCTACGATTACCTTGAACCTAGTGTCGTCACTGAATACTTTCTTTTGCCAGGGCAGGAGCTCAAAGTTAAGATTCATCTTGCTCCATGTCGATGGTCTCTACAGCCTCCACCTTAGTCTCACCCAAGCCAGTAATGTTAATGGTTACAGCATTCCGCTGACCCTTCGCATCCTTTTCAAAGAGTGAGACAGGTAGAAGTCTGTCCATGCACATCTTAAGACATGCTACCTGATCTTTGTCTCCATCGTCCAAGGCTTTTCTTAAGACAGTATCTATGACCTTAGTTCCAGTAGTACTCAGGAGTCTTGCTTTGAATTCAGCGATTCTTCCTGTGTCACCCTGGGGACGACCTACTTTACCTCTTTTACGCTTCGCTTCTACGACAGCCTTAGGTGGACGACCCCTACGAGGGATAGACACAACAACCTGATTGTCTTCTTTTTCTTCTAAGTCCACTCTAAGCCTTTTCCTACGTAAGTAGAGACTAACATTAATTGAAACTAAACTCCTTAGTTATAAATTCTCTTCTAAGTTAAACTTAGAAGTTATACTAAGTAGTTTTATATAGTTTAGTTTTTTATATCGTTTATTACTTAGGAGTCTTTTTCTCCTTAGTACAACTATTATACCATACTTATTAAGATTTGTCAAGTATTATTTTATCTTAGGTACAGACTACGTTGCACAAAGTGTAACATATTGTACATTAAGTAGGGTTTTTGTACACAATAGAAAACATATTGTCTGTTACTTCTTTACAATTCCAGCGGGTCTACCCAGTAAACTAGCACGTGTTCCGCAAGTGTAGCTAACTAGCCTTTATTATTCACTATCGTAGCTCATCTTCTGTTATCTCCTTAGATTACTAAGTCATTGATTTATATAGTATTCCTTATCTGTAGTCTTCTGTCGTTAACTTCAGCTAATTTCTTTAATTTTTTTACTTCTAAAATTCTTTTCTCGTGTACTTAGGAGGGATCTGATTATACAAACTACAGAGCCAGCCCCCTCCCCCATGCTTATGAGTTCTAGTTATAAAGAATCTTGAGAGTTTCTAGGAAGTTTTAGTGAGTGTGAGGGTATGGTAGCCAGGCTCTATAGACAATTCCTAGAATCTAGGTAGACAATAAGCAAGCATTGAACCTAGGTAAAGTACCTATAGACAATCTGTAAAACTATGCTCTAAACTGTAGCTATCGTAACTAAGGAGGGATCTAAGATGTCTAATAAAGAGAAACTAATAAGCTTACTCAATACAGGGTTTTTAATGTTAAGCTTGACAATGCTAATTGTTTATGTCGTATACTATGCCTAAGGAGGAAGTAACTATGATCAATTTATCTAAAACTAGTAAGCTTGAC